GCTGCATTTAAATCGCGCGGGTCTTTTAAATTGTATTTATGTGATGTTGCGCTGCCGCCTATTATTGGATAAATAGCTAAAGAGCCTGACCACAAATCAACGCTTGTATTTAAATTGCCTTGTCCTTTGTAGTTTAAAACAAGTCGGTTAATTGCGTTTACAATTGTAGAATCAGTTATTCCTGCTGCTGTTAAAAATGCTGCTGCGCTTGGGTCAATGCCACTAACCCTAAATACATCAACTCCTATTCCTATTCTTATGCCCATTATTGATATTCAATTACTGAACCGCTTACTAGTGTATAGGCTGTTATTTGTTGTCCTGGATTGGTTGGTAAATACGTTCCTGCTCTAACCGTTGTTCCGGTTAAATTTTTTAAAGTCATTTGGTTTACTCCACTAATTGCAAAAGCACTAAACACGCAATCACTCATTACTACTATACTTTCAACTGCGATTCCAGTTCTTGCACTTGTTCCTGCGTTCACATAGAACCCACCCATTCCACTTATTTTTTCTAATGCTGTACTCATTTTATTTATATTTTATTTTGTTGGTATTTGACATCTATTTCTATCTTGCATTAAATCAAATGCAAGGTTCATTTCCCACCCATTAACCTTATCAGGCAATGCTTCTCTAAGTGGTGTTATTTGTGTATTAAATTGCAACTGAAAGTAATCTTGATAAGTCGGATTGCATAATGCTGCATAAATATCTTGGCTTATACTTAAACAATCGCTTAACGTATCACGCTCATTCGTTTGATTATCTTTTTGAATATCCATTACTTTAACATTCATGTTAATTGTTAGTGTGTTACTATCAATTGAACTATCAACTACATCGCACCAAACTAATGGATATTGTTCTTGCTCACTAGCTGAAATATCAGTAACCTCACCGAAATTAAATCCGTTTACTTGAGCGTGGCTTGTTGCTATTGTTTGAAACAAGTCGATTATCTGATTTAGTGTGTAGAACTGCATTTTCTTTTATGAATTTTTGTAATTTTTCTTCGTTCTTTATTTTTGTTTTCATTTAGCAAAAAGTACATGGTTGTGTTAATTCTCTCGGTTCTATTTTAATACCTCTAAAGTTATAATTACCCATACAACACCCATCGCCACCCAAAACTAAACCACTATTGTAATTAGTTCTTTGGGGGTATATAGTGTCAATTCCTACTCCAGTTTGAGTTAAATATAATGGATAAATTTTTGTATTAGCTAGTAAAAATTTAGTTAATCTTTCAGCATACACTTGGGCTTTATTTCTTGCTTCTTCCATCAAATCACGTATTTCACTCATGTTAGCTGGCTGCATATTATCAGCATTTTGAACCCCAACCGATTTATTAAAGTACTTATAATTCATTGACAATGGTAATTCAACTTGCATATACCAAATCATTGTATTAGTAATATAATTATCAATTAAATTCTTATTTGCTGCGCTTACTGTATTGGCTGCTATTTGTGTTTTTAACTCGTTATATAAGCTAGTACCCAAAATAGGCAGGATATAGAACTCCTGCACCTCAATTATGGTAGGTGTAACTATTTTCATGTCTACATTTTCTTGTAGTACTGAACGCTGTTTTAGTGTTTGCTCGCTTAAAAATAATACTTGTGCTGCCATTTTATTTTAAATCACTTGCTTTAATTTCAAAAGTGCAAATAATTTCTACTTTATTTTTATATGCCATTATGGTTTTGTGTTCATTATGAATATTGCATAATGTTTGACCAATATTTTTCATTTCATCATTGTCAATAAACGTAATAACAATTGGCATCTTACTTGAATCAAATTCTTGGCTATTTACTTTAATTATCATTTCTTATTTTCTTTTAATTAATTCTTGAACCCAAATATGACGACAATAAGGTAAATTTACATCTTGATTAGGGTCATGATACCAACCGCCACGCCTACGAAATGCATCATAGTTCGGTATATCGTAAACTTGACCTAAGTCACGACCTATATTTTCAATGTCTTCTCTACTAAAGTAACGTGGATTAGCCATCATAGCTGCGCAAAAATCCCTACTTTTACCTCCTGGTTCTAATGGAACTCCATCTCTTTCAACATATTTATAACGAATAAATAACTCACTAAAACTAGGTACATTTTTGTTTTCGCCTTTACTAGTTATTACTAGGTTTTTATCAATTAAACCATCAGCTATTAATGTTTCTAAAGCATCAGTAATTTTAGTTTTATCAACCTTTAAAACCTTTGTTAAATCTTCAATGTTTATTTCAGGTGTTTTTTTGATAATGTCTAAAATACCTTGCTCTAATTTGCTGATAAAATCTTGCCTACCAAACATTATCTTTTTAGTTTTTACAACTGTAAAATTTTCAGCAGGCTCGCCATATTTACTAAATGTTTCAAAGTCGATTAAGTCCTTTGTTTGTTTGCTAAATTTTGCGACTTGTTGAGGTTGTGCTACTTCAATTACTTGCGTAGGTTCTAAAGGTTTTCGGCCTATAATCTCACGCATTTCATCTTTAGTTAAAATAGTCTGTAATGTTTGCTCACTAAAACTTGGCATAATAGGCTCAAGTTGTTTTATTTTTAACTTGCCTTTTATTGGTGCAAAAATATTAAAAATTTGTTCTTGTACTTCTTGTTTTGGTGCAACGTAAGTATTGGTAAATAGGTTAAACGCATCAATCATTTCAGCCCTTGCTCCAAGTTGACCCTCAACCCTTACTCCGAAAATAGTTGGCGATACAACTTTATGTCCAACCATGATTTCTTGTTGAATAGTGTCGTTTAAAGCGTTGTATTTATCTTGAAAATTACCACTATCTAAGTCTTGAATTATTGCTACTCTATCTTTGTCATCTGCAAAATCAATTACTATTTGACCTGCTCCATCAGTAGGCATAAACTGTTTATTCAATCGCCTTTTAGTAGCTTGCATTTCGTCATCGCTAGGAACACCATTGACGAAAGTAACCATCTTACTACCTTTGAAACTGTTTTGAATTTCAGCACGATGGAAATTGGCTATTTCAGCATCAGTAATAATAGCAGGTACTGCACCGATATATTCAGGTAGTGTATAAGTTTTTAAATTAGGTCTATAAGATTTATAATAATAAATACTTTCAGCTTGTTTTTTATTAGGGTCGTATGCTGGATATGTTGTAAACTCAGGTCTTGAATTTTCGTTACCGCTAATATCTAGCCATTCTGAACTATGATAGAACTCGGTATTATCTTCATTGCTTCTAACATCGCAATAATCAACATGGTAAATCTGAACTCCTTTATTTCCTTTTGTTGCAACAACTTTCAAATAACAACCCCCAAAAAGTTCATTATCTAAAATAGTCTTTTTGCTTAAATCGTTTAATGTTTCATAAGGATTAGGATTATCAATAAATGCTTGCAATGAAACAACCTCTTCGCCTTGCATAGTTGATTGGTCAAATATCCAACCTTTACCAGCTATGTATAGTTGTTTTGATGTTATAATTGCGTTATGCTTAGCACTTCTATTAAATAGTAGTACTAAGTATTGTGGGTAGTTGTTTTCTTCGCCATATTTAACCCAATCTTGTTGTTTTTGTTCCACGAATTGAGGAACTTTATCATTGGAAAATTTAAGCGTAATTATATTGTTTTTATAACTCATTTATTCAGGTTGATAAACTATGTTAGTTTCTGTTTCTACTTGGTATTTAGTAATGTTTTCGGCTGCAAATACAACATCAACCAAACCTACTTCAACTGTTTTATCAATAAAACCTATTGCATCCGTTGCATCGTTTAAGTCGTCTAAATTAGTAAGTGTAGTTTGATATATTTCATAATCATAAAGACCTTGCAATCCTAGTGTAATTACTCCAAATAAAGACTCTCTAGGCAATGGATTGGCAAATTCAAAAAATAAAAACTTATTATAACGTTGTTTAAATTCGCTTAAATCTGAGCTAATAAACCAATAAGAAATATTTGATGTTTGATTAGTAAATTTAAACAAATAAATAGGATTAGGCAACGTTGATTTTTCAGTTACCGTAACCGTTAAATATTGTAAATTATTTTTTAAAACTCTTAACACTACAGTTAAATATAAATTTTGTAAAAGTTTGCTAAAACAAAAAGCCAACTAAATTTAATCAGTTGGCTTTTTATTAAAAGTTATTTTAATTAAGTTAATAAAGCTGTAATAATTGACGGGTCAACTTCTTGTGAGAATACTTTTTCCATTCCTGCAAATGTTAAAGAGTACCCATTAAACTCATTCATCGCTGCTCCACTTGTTCCAGTGCCGCCAGTACATTCCATACCATTAGCACTACCGAATAAAAAGTATTGACCTGATTTCATTTCAACAATTATTGAAGTTCTATTCTTAATAATTTGTTGTAATTTAAACTGCGTTTCATACTTCATTGCTAAAAATGTAGCTGCAATGGTTTGCTCGTATGCTACTGTTCCTATCTTAGGGTCAGTTTGAATGTTGTTAGTGGTGCTATTTGCTCCTCTAGGCTCTAAAGCATATTTAAAATACTTAGTTCCTGCACTCTTTGTTATTCCTGTTACATAACCACTAGCATTTTCAGTAATCGCTGTAATGTTAGCTTGCTCCGTTATGTATAAATTTTTGATACCGCCTACTGTGTCCTTACAGTCTAAAGCGTATCCTGCTACTATTGCACATGCCATGTTTTATAATTGGTTTAAAAGGGGGCTATTAACCCCCTAAGTGACTATAATGTGAACTTAACAATTTCTTGTGTTTGTGACACTTGAACACCCATTTTAAAACGATATTTAAAACGAACTAAATCAAAGTCTTCAGAGTACCAAAACTTAAACTCTTCTTCTTCGTTTTCTAAATCGACCCCAAGGAACATGTTAGCATCACGCAAAGCGTAGATTGCATTAACGTTGTTAAGTCCTGGAGTTGATACAACTGTTACGTTAGTACCATGAATTTTCATTTCGCCTAAAGCGTTGTCAGTCGCAATGAAATTGAATAGATTAGCGTTTGTTAAAGCTAATTGGTATAATCTGAAAAGGGGAGTACCAACATTAACTCTTAAATCAGCTTTGTCCAAAATTTCAATTGGAATAGCTGAATA